TGGACGAGCCTTGACTACTCGCAACAGGAACCACGGATCGTGGTTCACTATGCTATCAAGTTAGATTTACCAGGAACAGAAGAACTACATAAAGAGTTCGATAAAGAAGATGCAGACTTTCATCAGATTGTTGCTGACATGGCAAAAATTTCCAGAATACAAGCTAAAACAATTAATCTGGGTTTATTCTATGGTATGGGTAAATTAAAATTACAAAAAGAATTAGGCCTAGATAGAATAAATGCAAAAAAATTGTTTGATGAGTATCATAACAAGATTCCATTTGTAAGACAGCTTTCACAAGAGCTTATTCAATTTTCAAAAGATAATAGATTATTATTTACTTTGCATGACAGATTTTGCAGATTTAATAAATGGGAAACTACTGATAGAGAATGGAATTCAGAGACAAATAGATTTAATGAAGTGCCTTTGTATACAGAAGAAGAAGCAAGACAAGCCTTCAAAGCTGAAATTCTAGAGAAATATAAAGAGAATAAGGTTGACAAAAATTATATGGATCACTTTGAAAAATACTATACACCTGCATTTACTTACAAGGCTTTAAATAGATTAATTCAAGGATCGGCAGCAGACATGACAAAGAAAGCTATGGTAGATCTATATGAAAAAGGCATCGTGCCACACATACAAATACATGATGAACTTTGCTTATCTATTAAATCAGAAGAAGATATAAAGATAGTTAAAGAGATTATGGAGAGTGCTATAGTACTTGAAATTAAAAATAAAGTTAACTATAAAAAGGGCAAAAATTGGGGTATAATAAAATAAAAAAAATGGAGGGAACTATGGAAAAAGTTACAAAAGAAGCTAAGAGAATATGGAACTTAGCTATAGGCAATAAAAAAGCTACAATTATAATTATAATTGCAATTGTTGTAATAGTACATTTAGTTACTAATTAATTTATGACCCATGGCCTACTTAAATGCAAACATTCCTGTGATGTATTCGCAGATCAGGAGAGAATATCTCTATGATCTTAAAGATCATCATGGAGAAGTTGAAGACTGCATTATATTTGGCCTGGCATCGATTA